CACCATATTTATCTGCAGATTCTTTTATCTTTGCAGTCAGTTGCATGAACTGAAGCTTTTGAGGATCTACAGAGTTGGGAATGGTTGGTTTGTTGTTAGTCATGAGTTGAGATGGTGGTAAGTGATGGAAGTCTACCAGGGTTGTCAATGGTTGATTGAGGGGGATACATAATAGTTTCTTATAGAACTAAAGGTATCCCCCTGGTACTTCCTCGGGGGTTCTAGGGGGAAAGTACTTGTGTACTAGTCGCCCCTAGTTGGCTGTTAGCTGTGCATAGCCTGGTGCTCCTTCCATGCAGCTGCGTGCATTTCTGCTGCAGTGATTGGAGGCTCACCTGGCTCATTCGGAGTTGGGTCGTAGTCAATTTCATCTTCCAACATGCCGATCACCTCATCGAGGATGTTACGCATGTGTGGATCGAGATGCTCGTCCATCTGATGGCGCTTATCTTCGCGAGCACAGATGGCTTTCAATGCATCAAGTGCGAGCTGCAATTGATGGTACTCATTCTTAGTCCAGTCAATTGTTGGATACTTCTTGGTTTGTTCCATGGTTGGTTTGGTGTTGAAGTTGGTGTGCCAGTCGTTGATGTTTACCATTGCGTGACAGTGATAGCACTGAAGTGCTGACCACTGGAGATGATAAACAGTTGTTCGATTATTGCAGTGCGGGCAATAGATTGATTTGCCGCCTGCAATTAGATCAGTTGTTGCATGTGTCATGTTGAAGTTAAAGTAAACCCTGGGACTTACACCACATTGTTATGTGGATGCCCAGGTGTAAACTGAAAAAAAGATTTAATACAGATGCCAGTACCTTTTAAGATTGGTGGTGGACAAGGTTTTTATAATGGACAAATTGTTTTTGCTCCTGGTTTACAAGATGATTATGAAAGTTTTGTTAACGAAGGAAGGCTAAAAAGTAATTCTTTAAGTTATGAAAACTTTAAACCTTTTACCAAGCAAAATGCAAGTGCTGCGTTTCAAAATTTCTTAGATCAAGTATCACCTGATCTTAATCAAAACGCTCAGACGATCGAAGCATACCGTAATGCACTTGCTGGTGAGACGAAAACTACACCAATCGCTGGTGCTTTGATGCAAAGCATTAGTACAAACAAAGGACAGCCAAGTAATGTGCAGATGATGCAGCAACTGATTGATGGTTTAACTAACAAAGGTCTTGTTTTTGAAGATGAAACCGGTTTAGTTGAGTTAACACCTGGTGGTATTAACCTAAAATCAAATCGTGGATGGTCTGCTGGCATTAACCCACTTGGTGGTGAGGTTAATATTGGACCAATAGGCATACAAGGTACATGGGCTGGAGACAAAAGTATTCAAGCAAAAATTAATCTGCAACCAGAAAGAATTTATCCAATGATGATGAGTAGCTTCTTGCCACCAGAAGTTGAAGAAGAAGGTCCTCAATACTATGGCTTTGGGTTGCAGCAAAAAGTTCCTGTTGGAATGCAAAGAGGTCAAGGTTCCATTCCATTGTCTGCAGGCAGGCAATTAATGGAAGAACAAACTGAAGATTACATGAGGCGGAATCCTAATTATCGATACCAATAAATTGTTGGTATTTCTATTCGTTGACATGTGTATACATAAGATGAAGCTGTGCAAATGTAGTCTCTATTGAAACCATCCCAGATAAAGTTTTGACCATCTGAGTTGGCAATGTAACCAGTGCCAAGGTACTGTTGAATACAGACTACAGTTGTACAAACGAAGTTAAGCATGGTGAATTGAAGTGAAGTTGGATTAAAGCCTGGGACTTACATACCGTACTTACGTCGGTAATGCCCAGGTATTGGCATGTATTGGCTATTTGCGAATGGCAAACAATACTACGGAAGTATTGTACAGTCATGAGGCAATCGTGGTGGAAGCATAATCCAACTTGTGTAGTTGGCACTGCTTCTGTCTACACGTATCAAACCATATTGTTCAAGTTTGATCAAGGCATTGAGATATTGTTCAAGCCTTGAGTTTTGACCGGGACACCTTGGCACATAACACGGTGTGTTCTTGTACTTATTCCTGTGATTCAGGAAGTACATGTAGAGGTTTCGTTGGTTGATACTCAACCCTACAGGTGTTGCCAATGTTGCCGTCATCGGTTTGATCAGCAGTAGTGTGGTTTGGATTCGGAGTAGACCTTAGCGTAGTCGTTGGAGAAGTTGACTTCGTAGTTCGAGTACGTTGTTGAGAGGCCGAGGCTTGGCTGCTCGGCGATCTCGTATTCGTCAAAGTATTGGATGAAGGTTTGGACCGCTTGCTTCTTGGAGAAGATGCAGTGGGTAAGGACTGGATATCCTGCATGGTAGTACCATCCACCTTCTTCTGGACCGCCGTAGTTGAGCGTGGTTTCGTGGACGGTGATAGTCGTTGGGTCTTGGTGCTCCCACTCTTGGTGAGTGGAGTATCGTTGGATGGCAAGTCTTGCTTTCCACGTACGTGGGTAGAACTTGCGGAGTTCAGAGACGTAAGACATTTGAGTGCGTCGATGAGGATTTCAATGAGGATGGAAATGATGACAATGATGTGAAGAACAATGTCATCTTCTTGAAGTTTCTTAGTCATTGATAATGTACCTCTCGTTGTAGTGGTCACAAGCATTGCGTTCGGCAGATGAAATTTCATCAATGCCATCCCAATCAGATTGATTGGATTCACGCATAGCTTCTTCTAGTTCGTATGCACGATCAGCCATGGCATCAAGCAGATCAGCATTGTAGTTTTCATCAAGTGTTTGAAGGTTAGTCATGGTTTGAATTGAGTGAAATGAACGGTTTTCAAAAGGTATTGGCAACTCTTGTGGCTAATTCGTCAACAAGAGTTGGACCATCTTCTTTGAATGCAATCTCATATTGTTCACGCTCGTCTTCGTCAAGCAAAGAACCAAGCGTGTGATGAGCATGATAAAAAGCTAGTGCATTGACGATGGCATACTTCTCATCAACGTTGATGATGAGGTGATACCGTTTGTTGTCTTCAGTCATGTTGAAGTGAACTGAATGAATGTCCTGGGGCTTACACCACTTGTTGAGAATGATTCTCAATAGTGGAGGCCCAGGTGTTTGTGGTGTTGCCGTTGATCAGATCTTGACTTGACGCCAAGACAAACCCTTATGAATGTTGGAAATTGTGTGGTGGCTAACTGAATAGCCTTCGGCAATCTTTTCGTAAGCTTGCTGCCTAGAACCAAAACGATTCATCGTCTTGTCATCAGACAGCATCAGCTTAATTTCACGAACAGACTCAGGTGTTAACTTGCAGTTACCTATAGGTGGCTTACGTTGTTTCATGGCAACAACAGTAGTCTTCTTTGAGCTTTTCCTTGCCAGCTCTTCGAGATAAGCAAGGCCTTCTTCCTTGGACATAGTCAGCCCATCCTCCCGTACCTGCGACTGTTGCAGAGGGGGACGGGGGGTTGTCTGGATCCAAGGTGTTTTGACGGGAAAGCCAAGAGTGACAGATGTTCCATCCTTAAGGACAGAGATTGTTACCTTGCCATCCCTGGTAATGACAGAGACGTGGTCTGGTGCTGTGACATCAAACTGGCTGAGTGCGTCCATGTCTTTAATTGAGATGAGTGCAGTGGATGCAAGTAGAGAATAGCTGGCACCTGCAAAGATGCAAGTACCAGCTGTAGCGTCTTACGTTTGCGTGACACCAGATGTGGTCTAGTCGTGTGGAATGAAGTCGGAATCGTTAAGCAGCTGATGCACTGACAAGCAGTCCTCAGCAATTTCATCTGGGGTGCAGCCTTCCCAATCCTCTGTTTGATTCTCAACCACCTCGCAGCCAATGTCTTCGAGTTGATCAGAGAACAAAACAAAGGTTTGAGCTGTGCCCCAGACGTGGGCATAACGACCGCTTTGATCAGCGACCAGGGCGACGTGTGTTCTCATTGTTCTGTGGATTGAGGTTAGTAATGTCGACGCCAACCATGGCACCTGCCGTCATCACTGCGATAGCAATGACGAAGAGGGTGCATAAGACATTGAAACGGCGTGTCTCACGAGACTCACCGTAAGAATCAAGTCTGATGTAACGGTTGCGTCCGAGTCGTGTTGTGTGTTTCATGTCAGTTAGTAGCGAGGATGTAACGAACACAAACCAAAGGATCTGGTTTGAACCCAGGCGGTAGTTCTTCTGCGTAGAACCACTCGCCTTTGACATCAATTGAGATTGTGTCGTGGTTTTCAATAAGTCCCAAAGCATTGTTGCCCTTGGTGCACCAAATCATGTATACACAATTGGACTCAAACAATATGTAGTAAGAGTCTTTGTCTATTCCAAAATCATTGAGTGCCTTTTGAATGTCTGAGTTGTCAATTGTGATTGGTAATGACATAGTGTTGTATGCAATGGATGCAGGATTTTCAGTCCTGCAGAAACCCATCGAAATCGATGGGAATGTGCAAGAGTGATATCAGAAAGCAATCTCTTCCAGCGTAGGAGTTGCCATTGGTGTAGCCTCCGGCTTAGGCTGAGGCTTGGAACCAAAGGCATAACTCATGCAACGGAATTGCACTTCCGGCATCTTGAGCGGTGTCAGGACATCGTCTTTCATGTAGAAAGCACGAATGCCTCTGATGGTACCGCTGATGGTCAGCTCTTGCCCTACGACAAGAGTGCCATTGTTGTATGCCGTAAGCAACCCGTTGCTGTTGGTGAACTTGATACGGAGGTCTGCTGTTTCGGAGATGGTATGGACCAGGGATACAGCAAGGAACTTGCGATCCTGGTACTCAGCCACCTCCATGTGAGCAATACGTCCGTGCAGTACGGTTTGCTGGAAGTCAGGGAGCTTCTTGTAGTTAGACATTTGATTTGAGTTGAGTTGAACAAAGCAGGAGTTGAGTCCTGCAGTAAAGGGCCGTAGCCCCTTAGAGCAAGAATCATTGGTTGACAATGTATTTAGTCTCGATGCAGTAATATGTATCGCCAAGAAAGCCACGGGAGAGAATCAGGTTATGACCTGGTCTCTGATGGCATGTGTCCTTGTAATACTGGTTGAGCATCTTCTGACCGATAACGGACAGAATCATGCCAACACCAGTGCCAAGGACAACGGCAATTACTGAATCTGAGAAGTAGTTGCGTGTCATGTTTCAGTTGAGTTGATTGTGTTGACTAAGATCACATCATTTGGTAGATGCGTTCTTGTTCAAGGATGATACCTTCGTGATAGTAGTTCTCCATCTCGAGAAGCATCTCCTTGATACCTGCGGGAACACCAAAGCCAAGGGTACGGACATCTCTGTCGTACCACTCGCCTTGAATGTTGAGCTTCTCGAAGTGAAGTTGTGTACTCTCACCGCCATACCATGCAACACGCAGGTTGTGTTCGCAGGAAGGCTGATAGATCATTACAGGAGTCATGGTCACTTGGTAGAGATGAGGTTGGCTAGTGCGTTGCGGTAACCATTAACTTCATGAGTCAATGCTTCACGACGCACTTTGAGCTGAGCTTTGACGTGCTCAGGAGTTTGGTTTTGAGCAACCTTGACCGCTGCTGCGGCAAGGAGCTGGGACAAACGTTGACGAATCATGTTGCGTTAAGTGGATGCCACGGGATTGTGGCAAGTCCTGGCCAAGGGATTGCACCCTGGCACGCCGCTTTAACGGACTCAGATGTTGTAACCGTTGGTGATGCACCAGTCACGGTGGATTTGATCAGCCTCCTTAGGCCAGTCATGCGTACGACATTGTTCGGCAGTTGCCTTATCAATGAAGTATGCAGCGACTGGACCGCCAAGGATGCCAGAAACAAATGCAGTAACGATGACTGCTGCAAAAACGTTACGTGGTTCGATCACTTGCGTGTCCTGTGGTGTGTGCGGTGCCCATCTCCGCTGGGGGCAATGCTGAGTGGGGGATTCGATCCCCCGGCATCACGCCTGGCACTCAGTAGCAGTTGCAATAATCCAACTTGATCATTGCGTGTTTAACTGGAACCCATCCTCGGTTGGACTCCCTCTCTTCAGTGAATCTGATGTAGCGAGCTTGATGTTCATCTGTTGCGCCCTTCTTCCATGCAACAACTGTTGCCATGTCAAGAACGTCGCTCTGGTCCAGCTGAACCCGCGCTTCCCATCCCATTGCCTCGGCTTTCGCCTTGGCTTCCATCGCCATCTTGTTAGTCTTGTTCATGAGTAACTCGTTGTGTTGCGGTGGTGTAGTGCTACGTTTAACGTCCAGCTCGACGTGAACGAATCAATCCCTCATTGTTAACACAAAGTAAAGATTGAAGTCCGTTCTCGCTCACTGTCCTATTTCGAGCGCCAGAGAACGCGGGAAGTTTTCCACAATTTGGAGGTAAAACTGTGGAAAAACCCCCTTTAACCTCGGTCGATACGAATTCGTATCAAAAATCCGATGATATTAATGAGAATCATTCTCAATTAACTCACGCGGTTCTTTTTTTCTACGCACGCTCTCCCTCGGTTGGGGGGTGGGAGAAGCGTCAGGTAATTTTGTACCCTTTTCAGAACTGTATAGGGCCTCTTTTTGTACGTGCAGATACAAAAAATTAGGTATTATCCCTAATTTGTACGTAAACTTCCTCGTTACCCCAAAAATTTACACAAAAAAGCCGGGTTTAAGCCCGGCTTACTACCTGAAAATTACATTGTTGTTTTAGACGGCGCCTTTTTGTACGTACTGAGTCGCCAAACTGACCGCTTGTTGATATTTTTCTGTGTCCGGCACAGCTTGAGCCAACTCCTGGTTCGCGGCTGACCGTAGATTTTGGACTTCAAAGGGATGCATACCACCTTCGCGCAGTTCATTGGCGCGTTGGTCAATTGTTTGACGTACGTTTTCGCGCCTTTCCCTGAGTGCTTCGTCCATTTTTAAATTTTTTACCGCACTTCACGGTTTATATTCCTTAGTTTACAGGATAATTACGTTTTTTAATTATCCAAAGTTAGAATGTAACCATCAAAAGAACATAAATACATCTGTAAAGGTTATGGCGATCTCCCCTGCTGACTTTTACGCCTACAGCCGTGCCACTGGAGCGCCAATCCCAGAAGATCCAGAGGAAAGGGCGCAGATGGCACCAGAAGTTCTGGAATTTCGCCGTAATCAACTCAAAGCACCACAACAAGAGTCCAATCCACTTGCCGCGTTAGGCACTGCAGCCCTCGGCTTGGGTGCATTGGCAGGTTTGGGGTTTGGTGCCAGGGCATTGATGGGACGTGGCCGTCAGCTTCCTAAAGGTCCAGCTAAATCGGCAACTGCTGGTGTACGCCAGGTCAATCTTGCGGACATGGAACAGGCTGTTCGCCGTGTGGCTGCAGAACCAGGCGTACCGGCTTCTAAGGTACCGCCATCAGCTGAACGTAGCCGCGTATATGCAGAAGTTGCTGCAAAACCAGAGGCTGAACTTCCACGTGTTTACAGACCAAAAGGTGGCTTAGAAGATATTCTTCCCGAGGGACGAGCAGAAGAACTTAACGTTTTAATTACAGATCCAAACACAGGTGAAGTTTTTAGGCGCGGACAAAGTCCAGAAAGTTTTGCGCAAACCTACATTAGTTTGCGTCCAGAGTTAACAGGGCAAAAAACCAACCTTCCGCTTAACCGAACTCCTGGTACGTTTAAAGAGTTCAGTGAATCTATTTCTTTAACCGATATTCAAAAAACCCAAGCACTTGCAAATACAGAGCAATTTATCAATGCAGTTGAATCTGGTGAGGACCAATTAACTGGACGTGTCATTAAACAAATTAACATTGCAGATCCCTGGGGCGAAGCAACCGTTCCTCCCGACGCCATCAATCAGCAACAAACTATTCCTTTACTTCCTGCAGCTGCTGCTAGTCCACGGGAGCAAGCGCAACAGTTCCTTCAAAATAAGTTTGAAGAATTAGGTGCCACGATCCCAGGTCGTTACCGGCGTGAACGTGCAATGGGCCAAGATCCCGCCATTGCAGAAGCAATGGAACTATATGCCTCTACTGGCGATCCGTCTGTTTTGTCTCGTCTGTCTGCAACACCCTCCTCTCCACTAACAGTAATACCGCGTGTTCAAACTGAGCTTCGCGAAAAGGAAGAGATTCCAACTGGTATGTTCTTTAAACCGACGGGGCAAGGTGAGTTTGTTGACGACTTGTTTGAAAAAGACATTGCATTAACAAATAAAATTTCAAGCCTAGGCGTTGAAAAACAAAATATCTTAAATCGTTTAGAACAAATTGACCAACTTGAGCCGCAGCTACGTTTTGCTGCTGCAGATGAACCAGACCAAGGTGGGTATTACACCCGGATGCTTAACAAGATGATGTTTGAGCGTCAGAGTTTAAATCCTGATGCAATTAACGCTGATCTTGGTGATGCAATTGCACAACGTGATTTTGTGCGTTCTCAAATGGAGTCTTTGGAATCTCTTGGATCTCAATACCAAATGATACCGCGCCAAGAAGGTGTACGTCCTTTCTTTGAAGTTGATCCAGTTACTGGTGAACCAATTGCTGAAACCCTTGAAATTCGCAGCGGTCGTCCTTCCGTTCAGCTAGAAGAACAAAAAACGGGTGGAGGACGTTATTTTATGTCCGCTTACGATCCTGACGCGCAAACAGGCTCTTCCATTGGAATTTATGGTATCGAGCCTCGTAATTTCCCAATTGCTGATCCCGAGCTGAGGCCAACTGCTCTTCAACGAGAAGAAACTAAAATGACGCTTCGTCGGGGAAGCTACCCTGAATTCAAAACAACAATTACTTCTACACCTGAGCAAAAACGCCGTTCCTTGGAAGTAAGCGAAGCATTACGTCGAGCTACAATTGAAGGACGCGACCCCCAATCGGTTCTTAAACAGTTTGGTATCGGTATCTGATCATGTCTAAAAATAAAGAAGATAAAAAATGGATTCAGGGTGCTGATATTAAAGAAGGCGCTTTTACCGCTAAAGCCAGATCCCGTGGAATCAGTACAGCCCAACTCCAGGAGAATGTGCTGTCTCATCCTGACAAGTACGATCCTAAAACGGTAAAGCAAGCAAACTTACGTAAAACCTTGGTAGGCTTACATAAGAAAAAGAAAGCTAAATGAAAATAGATCGGCCGCGCACTACACCGGGTGATTACATTAAATTTGGCGGCAACAAAGATAAAAAACTAAACTTCAAAGATCAATACGATCTCAAGGCTGCAGTACAAGAAACGCCTTGGATCACATCGCGTTTTGGTCCTCAAGATTTAACCAAACGTGTTGCTAACAGGCGGTTAAATCTCAACGAGCTTAACTTTGTTCCAGAAGGCGAGCTTCAGAATGGATATGAGATGTTCCCTGGACGGGGACGTTTCAATATGGAAACGGACTATGACTTCACCATTGGTCGTCCATCCACTCCAAATTATCCAGAGCAGCAGCCTGACTTTGACCCGGAGTGGAATAATTCCTATAGCTTAAGTCCAGTCATACCCCCTGGTGAAAAGATTAAAAATCCTTTTCCACGTCAAGATAACATTGATCCCAATGGCTACCTTTCTGCGATGTTGGCAGAAGGAATCAATACGGATATCCCCAAATTGCCTGATCTCATCAATGAGAACCCTCAGGCCTCGGTATCAATTTAAGCTAATCAATTTAAAATAAAAGAATATCGGTAAACAATATGAACCCCTTTTCACGCCTGCTTAGTTACGCCGCAAAGAATAAAGATGTTGTTGGTAGCGTCGCAGCAGGTAGTGCGTTGTCTGCAGGCTTTGGTTTGATGGCGGGGGGTCCAGGGGCAGCTCTTGCCTACGGTCTTGGCGACTTGGTAACTGCACTTCCTCTAACCTTAGGCGCACGTAAACTTAGGCCGCCGAAGTCAACGGGGCGTCGTATTGAAGTTGCTCCTGGAAAGTTTGAAGCAGAGATTGTTCCTTCCAGGCTTGAATCTGCTGCCAATATTGGAGGATCGTTAATTTCTCCTTTTTTAACGGAGTCGTTGGTCGGTGGCTTGATGACGCAGCCCCAACCAACACCCACGCAGATCTCGCAAGAACAACAAATCATGCAGCAGATGATGCAACGTCAAGGCATCAATGATCTGCAGGTACCACAGGCTGTAGCCCCTGGCACGCAATTCCAAGCTCAGGGCATTGAGCAGACATTTCTTAATGACTACCGCCAGCAAGTCACCAAGATGCTTCCAAACTTACCTCCTGGTTACATTGACCAGTTGGTTATGGCTGGAGGAGCAGGCTGATGAATCCTCTTCAGTTCCTAAAAGAATTCATAGGTGAATACGTCAGCGGTATTAAAACTGCTGATCGTGTTCAACGTGAAATGATTAAAGCCAGGGATGAAATCCTTAGTCAAGGAAACCTTGGTTATGGTCAAAGCGTTTTAGATCCACGCTTTAAAAAAGACATCAAAAAACAAGGCGTGAGTGTTAGACAAACGCCAGCTCAAGCCGCTGGCGCTTATACGTCTCGTGCCTTGGTGGACGCTGCAAACGATGGTACGCGAACTTATTGGTGGCGCTGGAACCATCCACTGGCTATCGCCCAGCGTCTTGTAGAAACAGGTCTTGGCAAGATTGAAAGCCCAACTGCCAAGGCAGTCGCCGGTCTTGCAATTTCGGTACCAGCGATTGCAGCAGCTGGTACATATGACATTACCAATCCAGAAGAACAATTCCGCCCAGAGGGCTACGCTCAGTCTTATTCGCCAAAGGGTGCAGAGGATCGCCGTAAGACAGGCCAACCTGTTCAAGAATTATTTGAACGTTTCTTCTTGGGACGTACAGGTGATCCGCTGAAATATGCCACTGCTAAAGAAGAAATTCCAAGCTTGACGCCAGAGCGTTACGGTAATTATCTCAACTACCTTTACCAGGACAAAGGACTTCTTGGTCTTGGTGTTGTCAAGGGAACCATGGAGAATCTCCAAGGGTATCCAGAAGCTCGTATGTTGGGCTTCCCAATCAATCTACCCATGGCAGGTGGTTTTGCTGCTGGTACAGCAGGTGCAAAGATTGCGTCTTCTATGCCAGGTACTGCACGTCAACGTGCCATTCGTGGAATCATTGGTGGCGCAGCTGGGTCATTGCTGGGTGTAACCGGTGGTAATGTTGCAAATGAAATCATTGCTTCTGGTAATCGACCAAAACTACCAACAGTTGCAGAATACGAAATGACTACTGATAAAATTTAAGATATAAGAAATATAAGCAATCGGCGGTCGATCCAATGTTAGTTGATCAGTACGGCAGGCCTTTAGATATTCCAACGGCAACAATGCCACAACCTCAGAGTCGTCGTGCACAAGCGCAACAATTCCTTGAGGATCAAGCTGCACGCCTGCAAGTTGGTCTTGGGCCTGCCTTTGAATACATTAAGAAGAAACCAGTACGTGCCGGGCTTCGCGGTGGTTTAGCCGGTGGCGCACTGATGGCAATTCCTTCCTTGATGGAAGGCCGTCCTGCTGAAGCAGTTGGTGGTGTTGCCGGTTCTGCCGCTGGCGCAGCAGCTGGTGCAGCCCTTGGCTCTGTTGTCCCAGGTGTTGGCACTGTTATTGGCGGTCTCGCTGGTTCTGTTCTTGGCGGGATGCTTGGTGGCACCGCAGCAGAAGCAGTAGTTTCTGCGTACACAGGTAAACCTCCCACTGGCAAGACCGGTACTGAAACTGCCCAGCCTCCTCGTTACATTGAAACTCCCCTGGGCCGCATTAACTTAAATGATGCCGCTGCCCAAGAAGATTTCATGAACCGTAATCAAAAGCGTCAGCTTGAGTATTACGGCACCATGATGGGTATGACTACGTCGAATCTGAAAGATCTGACGCAGTTCCAGAATGATCAGGAAGTGACCATGGCAAAAGCCATGCTTCCTATTACAACCAAACTTGCCAACGATCAGCTGACTCGCTCCCAGGCACTGATCAATACCCAGAACAACGCTTATATCCAACAGATGATGGTTGGTGCACAAGCCAACCTTGCTCTTGGTGCACAACGTGAGCGTGGTGCAACGATGCGTCAAGCACTTGCTAGCAATCCTTATGTGGTTGCCCTCAGTGCTCCAAATATTTCGATTAGCTGAGGCTTAGCTCAATGGCAGAAAATTCTTCGTTTGGAGCTTTTTCCCTAGCAGGTGCTGGCATGGGTAATCCCATGACACCACAAGCGGGTGCTTATGAACCCTGGGAGCAAGAACTTCTAAATAAGATGAGCCCAGATATTGCTGGCGCTCTACTTTTAAACCGTAAGCGTGAAGACGTTTATAACGATCCCGCACGTTTCGGTGAGCTTCTCAAAGTGATGAAGGAGTTTCGCGCAGAAGAAGCTGCTGCTGCTGCCAAAATTCAAGCTGAACGTGACAAGCGTGCTTTCCAGTACAACTTAATGGCAAGCATCCCTCAAACCATTAGTCAGATCGGAAGTAATCTGGCGCAGATGCGTTACAACGCACCACGCCTTCAAATCCTGGCAGGCATCCCAGATCAAATGCGTGCTGCCTACGGTTCGATGCCAGCCATTGATATTCCTCGTGGCCGAACCTTTAGCTAACACTGGCATATAATTAAGTCATGGCTTTATCCGATGGCTGGCAGCAATACGCTACCTATGCGCCAATTGCGCCTATCAATCAAGCTTTTCCAACTGCTTCTTCGGCGACATCAACAACAACAACAACTTCAGCTAAACCTACCAGTATGGATCCCTTTTCAATTGGCTTAGGTGTTGCAAATATCGGAGCATCTATCTTTGGTGCTTCTGCACAACAAAGAGCTGCAGAAGAACAAGCTCAAGCAGTAGAAGAAGCTTCCAAACGTGCGGCGGCTGCCACCAAGCAAGCAGCGGAAATTGGCGCTGTTGCCCAATTGCGGGGCAAGCAAGCGGGTTTTGGTTACGACTACCTCACCTCTCGGTACGAAGGGGGTGCAGGCGGTGCTCTCGCCCGTTTAAACGAAGCACGAGATCTTGTCCAGAAAGCAAATATTCAAGCTAATAATCCAGCCTTTAATACGCTGCGCTCGGTTGAGCGTTACGAAGATCGCCTCCGTGGCGCAATGCCTGGCTTTATGCCACCTTATGCTTTGTTTACGTGATCTAAAATAAAGACAATTCAATAAAGTGTTATGGCAGGCAATAGCCCTTTTGAGTATTTAACCAAGCGTACTTCTGGAGATACGGAAGACGTATCTGATCGTCTTGGTGCAATTGAAGAAAAACTAGGCATTGCCCCAGTTACGGCACTTGGAAGTTTCTTTGGTGGTGACCAACCAAAACCTACGGAAAAGAAAAAGGGTTCTGGCTTTAAAGCAGCGATTCGTGACGTTAAAAAGATCGGCGCTATTCCTGTTAAAGCAATTGAAAAATCCGAAGAGGCAACTAAAAAATCTGCTGCTGATTATGCTCAGTTTCTTGCGGGGCAGGTGTCTCGTGGCGAACGTAGCCCGATTGAAGCATCTGACGAGTTTGCCAACTTTGGGTTGGCTTATAGGATTCCAGATGCATTTAAAATTGCTGAACAGCTTGGAAGCTTAAAAGCAGGTTTAGCGCCAGAAGGTACTGTAGAAAAATATCGTCCGTTCCAGGAATTTGCAGCGCGTTCGCTTGGTATTGGTTTAACGGAAGAAGACATCAAGTCTACAGAAGCCGCCGCTCGTGCACTTGGTAAAACGTCGCCTGAGGCATTTTCTCAATTCTTGGGACAAAAGATGCTTTCGTCTCCGGAATACGTTCGCAAAAACCCTCTCGCTTTTGCTGCTAATCTTCCTGGCGGTGGCAAATACGGCGTTGGTTATCAAACTCCCGATGGCACTTTTACAGGTACTTATCGCTTCAAACCAGGCTCAACTGTAAATTACAATTGATTTTACCTTTTATACTGATAAATAACGGATAGATAGTAAATGGCTGACGCTCTTGAGTCTTTAATTGAACAGGCCCGCCTTAGAGGCGTTCAGTTGTCTGGTGCCCCTAAAAAAGAATTAACCAAATCTATCCAGCAAGCAGGTAAAAAAGGACAAGGTAAAACCATTACAGCAGCCGAAGTTCGTGGCGGCAAAAAAGTTTATGAAAAAGCTGGTGGCACTGATTATCTTTCAACTATTGGTCGTACATATGCCGCTAATCAATTAGCAAAAGATCTTCGCAAGAAGTTTGAAAAGAAAGGGTATACTCAACAAGACGGGTATTACACCAAAGCCGGTAACATCACGGAAGATGTGTTGAAGAAGGCAACCGACGCCGGTTTTGCAAACAAAGATATTCGCTCTTATCTTGCTGGTAAATTTGCTTACGATGAATTAGATGATCAAGTATCTAAATTTATGGGTCAGGGCAATTATGAGTTAGATCGTGCTACCGGCCGTTGGTCTGAAAAACCAGAAATCACAGTGACAGGTAGTGGCACTACTCCTGCACCAACCACAGTTCCCTCTGGAACTGTTAGTGGCATTTATGCTGGCATCAACCCAGACAAAGCCCCTGGTTCTACGATTGCTGAGATGGAATACATGACTCTGATTGATCCTTATAAAATCCAAGCCAAGTCTGCAGAGCGCCGTGCTCGTATGGAGCAAGCAACGGATCTTACAAAGTCACGGATGCAACAGGCTAATTACTTGTACAACTTGATTCCTTCTGCTTTCTAAGGCTGCTGATATAATTAATTTTAGTTAATACCATGGACTTTAATTCTGCCGCTCCGAAGGAGCCATCTGATGATGCTCCCTTTGATCTTCAAGGATTCAAAAATTTACTTGATACTTTGAAACAATCAAAAGAGCAGCGAGAAAATAAAGCAAAACCTGTATACAACCCAGAGGAGTAAATATGGCTAAAGGTGGCGGCGGCAAAGGAAGCGGAGGAAAAAACGCCCCCAGTGGTGGTGCCAGTCCTAAAAGGGGCGGCGGAAATGCTCCTAGTGGTGGTGGCGGCAGTCCTAAATCCTCGCCAACTTCAGCCATACCAGCTCCTGGTCCCAAGCCACCTGCGGCTCCCACTGGGGGTGGTGGTAGTGCACAGTCCGCTCCTGCCAAAGCAGTTAATGCTGCCAAAGCGTTTCAATCAACGTCGCGCTCTTCCTCTCCTTCTCAACAAAAAGAAAAGAAGCAAGAACAAAAAGAAAAGAAGCAAGAACGAGTTAAAGCTTTAACAACTAAAGCCAAAACTTTAATCACGGGTGCTACCAGTGAGGGCATTGCGGATCCCGGTAAATTTAAAGATATTCTTGGAAAGTTAAAAGATCTTGGTAAAGATAAAAGAGTGCAAAACTTGCAAACACAAAAGAAAACTGCTGTTTCCACTGCAAAAGCGGCAGCTCAAGCCCCTGGAGGAAATAAATTTAGTCAAGAGGACTTAGATAAAGCAGTTCAAGATGCATTAAGTAAAGCAGGTAATTCAGGAATTACACAAGAAGATTTGGACGCTGCCTTGGCAAACGTTGGGAAGACAGGCCTTACGCAAGAAGATCTGGATGAAGCGTTATCAAGATACAGCCCTCAAACAAACCCCTTGGATACTGGTGCAGCTGCTGCAGGTACGAGCGAGTTTGATGACTGGATTAAATCATTTGAATCACAACAAGATGCCGGTGCATTTGATCCAGATCTGTTCAGAGGCCTCCTGGGCGAGTTAGAATCTTCTAAGCGTCGTCAGAAGGATTGGAATGAGCGTTCAGCAAAAGCGTCTTACAAGTACTAAGACAGATTCGGCTACCGGCTATTTAGACGTCAGCGCCTTTGAAGAGTGGTTTCTTGAGCAGCCTGGCGATGCTCAAGAAGCTTTTCATGCTTTTTCTTGTGAAAATTATTCATTCATTGAATGTTTTCTCTATGCCCGTTTCCTCGGTTATGTAGGCAACATTATCTCGTGTGAGGCTTGGATCAAAGACCAATACCCAAAGCCAGATCACCGGAAAATGCTCCTAATGGAAATCGAAGAAATGCGGGAAGATATTCGCAAACTCCGTGAGGACATTGAAAATTGTGCCGTGAAACGGGATGCCGGCGTTGCTCGTATTGCAGCGATGGAAAAAGAATTGCGCGGCACGATTAATCAAGTTGAACAATACACATCCGTCAAAGACCGCAAAGGTTTACTCATGGCTGGGGCTGATCGCGCCATTCGTGAGTTGATGTTTATTTTTAAAGACGATCCAATTGAATCACCTCTTCACGAAGCAAGCATGAGCGTCTGGGCACGCATGCAACTGGAAGAATAAACGGACATTAAAATAAAGAAAAACATTTGTTATGGCCAAAGGAAAAATGCCTCCTCAACTTCTTGAGCACTTCAAGAAGAAAGAAGCCAAGAAAGAGGATGGCACTGAGATGAATGATAAGGAAAAACGTCGCGCTGCTTTGGATAAAGCACGTAAGTATCAAAACAAAAAGCGCAAAGAACAAGAAGACTGAGTTAGTATTCAATAACTGATTGAATATTATCTGTGCCTTCGTATCTTCATCTGGCTTATCGCAGGAATGCACGCGTTGCTTCCAAAAACTATGCGATTAAGCCACATAAAGATATTGATTCACTTAAGAAAGCACGCGAAGATTTTGGTTTCTTTTGTGAATACGTAGCTGATAAACCTCCTGCCCAGCACCACAAAGACTGGCATCGTCACTTTGTGACTGAAGAAGATAGCAGTTGCCTTCTTCGTATTGCTGGTCCAAACGTGGATCTACTTGCACCACGAGGATCCGCCAAATCCACAGTCCTTGGTTTGCTAACCGCCTGGGCTATTGGCATCCATACACAAGCTAAACGTCCCCTACAAATTCTGTACCTTTCTTATACGGTTGATATTGCTCGCTCCAAGTCAGCAACAATCAAACGAATCATTGAAAGCAAACGATATCAAGAAGTTTTTCCTGAAGTCCGCCTTCTGAAGAACGTTACTAGTAATGAGTACTGGTCTATTGACCATAAGTTTGCTGGTATTGACGTAACCGGTGATGAACAATTTACGCTCTGCGCCGCAGGTCTAAAAGGCTCGGTGACCTCCAAGCGTTCTCATCTGGTGATGATTGATGACGCCATTAAATCAGCTGCGGATATTTCAAACCCTGACATCCGAAAGATGATGCAGGACAACTGGAACGCGGTGATTGCACCCACCATGTTCGAGGGTGGGCGGGCCATTTGTCTTGGTACGCGCTTCCGTCATGACGATATTCATGCCACGACATTCAACGAACAAAACAATTGGACGCAGATTGTTCTTTCCGCAATTCAAAATGATCCAAAAACAGGGGATGAAATTTCGTATTGGCCAGAGATGTGGTCATTGGATTATTTAAAGGAAAAGAAAAGGCAGGCGCCAATTGCTTTTTCATTCCAGTACATGAATCAAATTATCAGGCAGAACGAGCTTTCGCTCGCACCTGAACTGATTGTTAAAGCTGAAATCTCAACTGAATTTGATACGTTGGGTGTTGGGGTTGATCTGTCTGCTGGCACTAAAGAGAAAAACGATTACACCGTTATGGTTCTTGGTGGTCGTATTGGTGATCGCATTCATATTATTGATTACCGTCGATTGCGCGTGATGGGCAACCTTGAAAAATTAGATGCTCTCAAAGAACTCTTGAATGATTGGTCGATTCTCGGCAAGGATGCAAACGATAATTATTTTCCTACTTATTCCACGTGTGACATTTGGAGTGAAGCGGTCCAGTACCAGGCATCCCTGGAGGCAGACTTCAAACGTGTTTGCTTAAATCAAGAAAGTCTCTACAACTTAATCTGGCATCCGGTCAAAGGATTCCGTGCCGATAAACTGGCTCGCTTCCGTGGAATTATGGGCATGTTTGAAGATCGCAAGATCATCTTTAATCGATACCGTAACTTCACCAACATGTTTGAAGAACTTACAAATTTTGGTGTCAGCAGTCACGACGACTGTGTTGACGCACTTGTTTGGTTGGTTACAGGTTTAGCGCGTAAAGGACAGCTTCAACTTGATTACTAAACTTAGAATAATAAAAAATACGTTTAGGCTGTGGGTCCGGAATACATTGCTATCGGTTTGACGGCCGTTGTATCAGCTATTACTGGTGGAAGTTGGGTTGCCGGTAAGATCCTGAGCCGGCAGAATGATCAAATCCAACAAGCTTTCAATTATATTAGCTCTCAGAAACGCAGGATTGACATCT